ACTGCGCCTGGTTAAGCAGGGCGGTTGCGAGTTTATGATTAACAGGAAATCCATTAACATCCATGTGGACAATCGGACCATCTGTGAGATAATTAATAACAATCTGACTGCCTATTGCCGTGACCGGTCTCTCTTTTGTAGATTTTTGCTTTCCCATGTTAATCCTTTCGTTTTATAATATCTCAGTTTGACTTTTCGTTTTTTACAACACCTTAAACATTAAACATAACCCTCTAACCACCCCTGGTTTAAATAATGCAATTCATAATCATGCACACCAAAAACACATAAAAGCCTCTTTAATTTATTAACAACAGTGTTCATTATCGCTACTCTCTAACCTTTACGAGGGCCATACCTTTGTTGTATATACTCTTCAGAATCCAGACCGCTTGATTTTCCGGCTCTCTCAACTCTTCACCAGCCAGCCTAAGAACATCGTCATAAACCTCCGGGCAGCTCGAGAAGTCCAGGGTCAAGGAGTTTTTTGTATTGGCCGGTTTTTTCTCCAATTTGTCCGATTTGGTGTTCAGGTAGTTCCATACGGTAGTGTTTGAAACTTTTAGCCTGACGGCAATAACCTTATAATCCAGGCCCTCCGAGTATGCCATGGCCCTGGCTATATTCTTTCGCGCCTCTGATATTTTTGGATTTCTTGATTTTGATTGGACATCTTCGACCGAAACCCCTTCCTGTTTGCAATATGTCTCGAGGGTTATTGCGTATGTCTCCTTGATGGGTTTATCTATTTCCATCTCCTTGGTCTCCTTTTTTGGTTGGGGTTTTGAATTCCTTAAAAAAGTATAGGTCGGAAAGAGTGTTTCTCTAAGAGCATCCTCATATTTCCCGGGCAGGGGACAAGTATCACACGGATCTTGCGTTTTGCTTTGCTCTGAGTATTTACATCCCCTGCACGGGTTTTCAGGTGTGTCGTTGGTCACTCTTTTATCACCCTAAATATGTCAATATAATCCGCTTCGCTTCCTCGGCCCCTCTGGCCACCGCAACACAATAACTCTGATCTTTCAGTTTATCGGCCCACCACTGCTGATCCGCGCTGACCTTACCCCCGGATCTTCGTTTCAGTTCGATATACAGGCCGTGATAATCTTCTCGCGCGACCGGCAAGAACACATCCGGGTATCCTGACCTCAAACACCCCATCTTTTTTAACATTTTTATAATTCCGAACTTCCGGCCCCTCTCGGCCTTGGTCTTGGCGCCTGGAATCCATGCCCCGTTCATAGACGCGTTGAGTAATTCCAATTCCGGGTGTTTTCTGGTCATCATCTGAGCCCAAGCAAACAGGTTGCGCTGCTCATCTGCTTCCTTGGGCTCCGGGAGTTTTTTAAGTTTTAGAGTTTTATTCATACCAACCACTACCATCACGAATAGCCGGGCCACGAGTCCAAATTCTATATGATCTTTTAAGTGTCTTGAAATGATTCGGGCATATTTTTAAATTCGGCTTTCTATCCCTAACGGTAGTGCCATCGCAGTTTACTCGCATACCATTCGGTTTAAAATAAGCCGAACGTTTTATGTTTTTAAAAGCCATTATATAAACCCCTTTACAATATCTGAGACTTTGTTTAGGTTCTTTATTTGCCGGTTGTGGCCCTTCTTCCGTGCCACAAATTAAATCACACAGCTTTTTAGCGGCCACCACGGTACGTTTTTGATAATTAATATCTGCCGGCACTCTTTTTTTCGCCTGTCGCCCATCGCTCTTATTTCCGATTTTTAGGTATTGTGGCATAAAGCCCATTTTTCTGGACCACATAATCTTCAACCACATCCATCCTGACTTTCTGGTCTGTGTCACACATCATGGAAAAGAAATTAGACCACCTGGTAGCCAGTTTGTATTTTTTTTCCTGCTTTGCGATATACCGATCCAACTCCATAGCCCTGGCCTGCCAAGTATCGCATTGATCTGTCAGCTCTGCGATCTTGGTATTTTTCGCCGGGACGTTATAAAACGCATCGTAAATACCGACAAAGAAAAAAAACATAAACATTATACAACCAAGAAACAATCCACATAAGATTAACCTGTGTTTGATATATTCATACATGCTTTTCCTCCTTATAGATTCTTCTGTTTGTTATATATAACCTTCTGTCTATACCATTTCTGCGCTCAAAACCTTTATTATCCGGAAAACCCCTACGCTCACCTTTTCTGCGTTCTGTTTTGCGTTTTTCTTTCATTCCTTTTCTATCTCCCTTTCCCACTTATGCCGGTCAATTATCTGGTGGCCACCTAAAATCTTAAAATTTTTAACAAGACCCCTTGGATTTTTTGCCGGGTCCCTCCGATTCTTCCCAACTGTTATCTTAACCCTCTCATAATCCAAGGCCAAGGCCAATCGTGTAACCTCCATCGACCGCCAACCGCCTAACCCTGTATCTTGCCCTGGGTTTTTTTGCAGGCAAACAATTGCGACCGCACCCTGGAGGCGGTCATGTATAGCTTTTAATTTCTTGCCAATTACATAAAATTCGTCGTGGATTTCCAGGAAATCAATTATATTAAGATTACCTAAACCCGGAAAAATAACATCCTCGAAATCCCCAGCCCTTTCATAAGCCTTAAAATTCCATTGGTCTAACGCAATGTCCGGAAAATTAGACAATCTCTTTTTAAGCTCCCCGGCGCCCATCTCTGAATTGAAATAATGGATGTCCATTCTATGATGATTTTCTTTTATGATATTAAAACACAAAGTGGATTTACCGGAATCTTTCGCACCGGCTATCATAATTAAATTGCCATCATAAATCTCAACTAAATCCGAAATATCAAACGGCAGCCAAATATCCACAGGTGAATCATCAGCGTTGATATAATCCATCTCGATTAAATCGCTTTCTTTCTTGCGATAACACCCGCGCCTATTGCCATGTCTCTCAATAAACCCTATTTTAACGAGTTTTTCAAACTTCTCGGTAACTAAGAGACGCTCATCGATTCTATGAGCAATATCATTAACCGAAAACCAGCCAGGAGCTTGATTAACCCAATCTTGTAGATATCCAATATTATCAAGTATTTTTTTTAGTTCTATATCTTGAGTCACGATCCCTCATAATAAATTGCATCATCGCCTTGCAATGTTGTCTTCCCGTTTGTTTGAATTTCGTCTTCCCAGCATTGCTGGTTCAGCCAAGTTGAGGGGTGTTTCCATTCGGGACAAAATTTTTTTTCAGCTTTTAAAAATGATTTTTCTATCATTTGAGATTGAATAGCAGAAAGACAAACACCAAGATCGGGTTTAAGTTTTTTCCAAGACTTAAATGCTTGTGCTTTTGATTTTTTTAAGGGGTAAGCAGAATAAAATTCCAAAAAATCCCCACTATATTTATTTCTTTCATTCTTTTCATTCTTTTCATTCTTGTCTGTGGTGAGTTGTTGGCGGGTTGTTGGCGGGTTGTTGGCGGGTTGTTGGCGGTTTTGCTGGCGGTTTTCTATTTTTTCGCCCTGATAAATATCCCAATTCATTATTGTTATTATACTAAACTTGTTGGTGGTTTTGATGGTCAAATTTCCGCTTTTCCTAAGCGAGTCGATGCAGCGTCGAATTTTCCACTCTGACATGTTTAATTCTTCAGCGGCCCTCTTTCTCCCAAATACAAATTGCCCTGGTTTTATATTAATTTCTTGAAATCCAATTTTTACAATTCTTTTTTTATGTGATGCTTTTAAAAGACAATATGACCAAAAAACCCACAACTCATGATTTTTTAACCAATCATTATCAATAGACCTACGCCATATTTTAATATATCCTCTGTCCATTAAAGAGAATATTCCTCTGGATGATTGAATCTCGCATTAAAAAGTATGGTTAATTCATTATCATCTATTTCAACTTCACTATTTTTATTGGCCAATTCACAAAGCAATAAAAAAACATTAGCTCCTTCAGGATTGGCTTTAAAAAGCCTATCATAATCTTTTTTAAATTTTTTATTTGGGTTAAACATATTATATTTGGTCAATTAATTTCGCCCGGAGTTCAACCAATTCTTTCCTGATTTCCAAACCATCATACCAATATCGGCTGTCAAACCCATACTTCTTGTCGATTGCGTTAATATGGCAATGATTCCGCTAAAATTAGCGGTCTTAATCGGGGCGTATTTTTTAGTGGAATGGCTGAAACCGGAGCATAGGAAATGGTTTTTAATCCCTGCGAATGTTCTGACGTGGGGATCTGGATATTGTCAATTCGGATTTTCAGGACAGGGTCGATCTTGCCTATTATGTGTTTTAGTTCCATAGTTTTAGTTGTTCCTCTTGAAATTCAATACTCTCAAGGTTTTTAATAGATTGCTTATAATATGATTCTTTAAGTTCAACACCTATGCCCTTCCTACCCAAAATCACGGCTCCATAAACCTCTGACCCGACACCCATAAAAGGCGTAAATATGTTTTCACCTGGATTGGACCACAAGGTTACACACCGCTCGATTACATCAAGCTGTAATGGATGCACATGCTTTTCATCATCCTCGTCTTTAGATTCTTTAAATGGCAAGACCCTTCCAATTCTAATATCATCCCAAAAAGCAGAAGCATATTGTCTCCATATCCAATGAGAATAATAGTTTTCTATCTGGTTTCCTTGCCAGTTCTTGCGAGACAACAATTCTTGAGGAATTTCTCTTTCTCCGGCATATTCCGAAAGTCCAGTTGGATGTTCGATAGGAATAGGATTTTCACCCTTTTTACGAAACGCTAAAAGATAATCAGCAGATGCAACAGAACATTTTGACGAATCCTCAACAATGGTTTTATGTGCCAAGTTTTTAGCCATTGTTCTGTTTCTTACACCCAAAGGCTCTTTCCATACCGAATAACGGGCAATATATTTAAAGTCGTGCTTTTTGTGTAGCCGGATAATATCACCCGGGAAGTCCACGAGATTATCAATACCGCTATTACCCGAAGGCACATCCATGCAATGAACACAGGTAATTCTACCCGGGATGGTCAATCTAAATATTTCCTTAACAACATATTCGTAATGTTTAAAAAATTCATCATAGTCTTTGCAGTTTGACAGATCGCGCTCCGAGCTTGAATAGTGATATAACCCTCCAAACGGTGGAGAATAAATTGAGAGATGTATCTTTTCATCTGGCATCCCTGCCATAACATCAATCGCATCGCCGTGGTACAAGGCGTAGTCGTCCATTATTTTTTGATCTATTATATCCATCGGGGCAAAACTCCTTTTTTATTGAAATCAACATCAATGTTCACACCCTCGGCCTCGTTCATGTAATCGGAAAGCATAGAAAACATACTATCTGCTTGTTCCGCTTTTCTTTGCAGGTTTTTTAAAACCTTAAATTCTCCCTCGGTTGTGATAATGTCCACAGTGACAGCATTTTTTTGACCAAACCTCCAACATCGCCGGACTCCCTGATAATATTGTTCATATGAATGAGAAGGAAAAAAAGTCATGTGTGAGCAATGCTGCCAGTTTAAGCCGAAAGCTCCAATTTTTGGCTTTGTGATAAGAATCCTTAAATCACCGTTTGAGAAGTCGTTTAATAAACCCTCTTTTTTATCGTCTGACATGCCACCCTTAACCTGTTTTGCATCTGGTATTATTTTTTCAAGAAGGTCCCCTTCCGGGTTTAGGTGACACCATATAACGGCAGTTCCACTTCCATTCAGTTTTCCAGCAACCGCTTCGCACCTTTCGTTTATAGTTTCTCTACGCTCTTGCCGCTGTTCTTGTAGCCCCATAGCTGGCTCAACAAACAGCTTTCCAGGCAATGGTTTCGAGCATTTTATAACGGTTTCTTTTTCTATCAACGGCGGCAAATCAAAACCATTATCAGAAAAACCAATATCAGAAGGTTTCCGAATGGCTTTAGCCCAAGAGCAAACCCACTTCCAAAATATCGGCTCAGCATGTTTTTTGAATCTCCATTGTGGCATATGCGTCCCTTGGATTCTGTGTTTTGTTTTTAAAGCACAATTGGATTGGTTGTTTTTATAAAACTTGTTCAACATATCCATAAAACCCATAACTGAAAGTGCTTCCGAAGATGTGCCAAGCTCTGTAAAATCATTTGGCGCTGCGGTTGCTGTGCAAAGCAAGCGATACGGTATTTTCTTCATAAAATCAGTTACCAAACCCCGCCTTGCACCATTGAAGTTTTTTAAAATACTGGATTCATCACACACTACGCCGATAAAATCATTTTTATTGAAGTATTGAAGTTTCTCATAATTTGTAATAATTATCTTACTTTTGATAGTTCCGTCTGTTGATCGCTTACATTCTATCCCAAACTTTTTACCTTCTCGGATTGTTTGATGGGATACCGCAAGGGGAGTTAATATAAGAACGGGTTTGTTTTCCTTTTTTACGATGTTTTCAGCCCAAACAAGCTGCATCGGAGTTTTGCCAAGCCCACAGTCTGCAAAAATAGCAGAGCGGCCTTTTCTTAAAGACCAGTCAACCAATTCCTTTTGAAAATCATATAGATAGTCAGGAATGTCTAAAGGTTTAAATCCATTATTCGTGCTAAGATGTGATTTTGAATATAAAAAATCTTTATACTGCATGTAAAACCACCTTTTTATTTAAATCCTTAGCGATTTCATATTCGGCCTTTATTCCTTTAGATTCCTGCCAACCATCCAAACAATAAATATGAAATTCATCGCACCACTCAATAAATGGCGTATCCTGCTTTTCCCAAAACTCCCAATGGCCAGGGAGATTAAAAGCTACCGCTATTGGATGGGTCATAGAAATAGGGCTGAAAACAATATAACCCCGCTTCATTAATTCACCGGCTTTTTTGTTTACGGCTTCAAAGCGTTGTATTCTAATAGACATATCTTTGTGAGTATATGGGCAAGCTAAATAAATTTTTGTCATCCAACTCCCATTTGTGGTTATCGAATTAAATCTCTCGGCTCAATACCTAATATTTTACCGATTGGTTCAGCACCGCGCAATGATTTGCTATTTTTCCAATATCTAACCCGTTGCCAGGATGTGTTTAATTCTTTTGATAACCAATACCATGACCGCTCGATACGGTTTAATTCCGCGTCTATTTTTTCGATATTTAATTTCATATTGCATAGTTTATATTATCATTATACCCTTGTCAATAAAAATCTTTTCACACCTTTTATTATTATATTTGAGATGGGGTAAACTTTTTTCACTTTTTTGTTGACATGGTATTTATTTTGTGGTTTACTATAAAAAACATCAAAAAGAGAACGGACAATGCTAACAAAATGTATTTGGTGCAACGAACACCCAATTAAAACTAAAAGAACAATGCTTTGTGAATATTGCCAAAGAAATTTTTATAATTACGGCAAGCCCGAGGGAAAAAAAGATGAGTCATATCTCTCACCCTATAATATAAGAAGAAGATGCATCTCAAATATGATAAATAAGTACGGTATTGGCATTATAAAAGATTTTAATTTGTTAAAGAAAAATCCTGCATCTACGCTTAGTTGGTTAGGTGAAAAATATGGATTTTCAAGAGAACGCGCAAGGCAATTGTTTGAGGTTGTTTTTAATGCTCCTTATACAATAACATTTAAGAAAAAAGTGAAAAACTATAATAAAGATATTGCTTGTGTTAATGACCCTCGCAGAAAATATGCTGATTATAAAAACAATGGAGGCAATGTATGGAAATCTGCCAAAACAGAAAAGATGTTTTTTGAAAAATGTGTAGAGAAAGGATTAAATCCTGAAATCCTTTGTAATAATAAAATAGACATAAAAATTAATGGTTATTTAATAGATGTAAAGGGTTGTTTTTCCCCATACAAAGCATCTAATCATGCACGTAAGCCCTATTATCATTACAATATTACAAAATATCAATTTGAAAATGCTGAGTTTATTGCTTGTTATCATTCACACCAAAAATGCTTTTATATAATTCCAATTAATGCAATTACCGGAAGAAGCATATTTATAAGACAAGAACCCTCAAATCATAAAAATGCAAAAAATCGCTATGAACCATATAAAAACGCATGGCATTTATTAAGGGGAGTTGTATATTATAATTATCGAGAAGTGAACTGAAAAACTCCCGGCAAACGGTGAAACAGCTTCGGCTGCATCATTTGGAGTCTGGGATTAGCCATAGATCGAATACCGCTATCACATAGAGGATAGGTCTGACGTTTCGAGTAATGGCACAATAGCAATAAATACTTGCTCTTTGAGGACAACGAAACCGAAAGCGTGGGAAAGAGGACGCGCCAAGCGGTGAGCCTAAGTAGCTGAGCATCCCCCTTTAGGGGGTCGGACAAGGGACTTACCCTTAGAAATTTTCGGGCCGGTAGGTGAAACATGGCAAAAGACGTGGGCTGCGGAGATGGTATCGCAGACTGTTCGCTTCCGATATCGGGAGTCGCCAGTAACAGGAATCGGATTGTAGCCGACAACGAGCCTCAAAACAAAGCGCCTGGGCTGATACTCAAAGAGCAAGATAAACCAAAAGGAGGAAATGTCATGGAAATACTACTCAAAGATAAAAGTATCACGGGCATCACGGTTGATGGGAGCGCTTTTGAAAAGTAGAGGCTTGATCATAGATTTTTTAAAAATGGCAATCATCATGCTGGCCAGCGCGTCAATGGTTATAGTCCTGGGATGTTAACCTGTCACCCTGCCCCTGGTCTGAGGCCCAGGGTCGGGATTGTGAGGTTAATTAAAGAAAGGAGGAAACCGTGGAAGGAAATAATAACGGGGAGATTACAAACGAACTTGTGGACGCCTGTGAATACATGCTTGAGATCACAGGTGGAAGTGTAACCTGGGACGGTAAAACGCACACCGCATTGAAAAAGATTGAAAAGGCGGTTTTTAGGGCAAGACGAATGATGGATATTGCGAATAGAAAGGGTGTTCAGCCATGCCCGAAATGCGGCATACCAATGAGCTTTGCGTATGATCATT